TAACACTTCCACCAGAAGCATCTCCCACTCCAGATACTGTATAGTGAGTAGATAATAACTTAATAGTTTCAGTTCCTGTTGACGATCTAATAATTACTTCTAAATCTGTGTCTGCAAAAATCTTAAATGAATAAGTAAAAGCTGCTGTGCTACCATCACCAGATGCTGAATTTTTTACTGTTGTGCTTGATACTGTCATATTATCTTACCTATATACTATTTTTTTTCTTTTTCAAAATCTTTAATAATTTTTAAAGCCTTTTGAGCTAAACCAATTCTTACCTTATAAAGATCATCTATTAAATCTCTTTTTTCTTCTGGAGTAAACAATGTACCATCATCTTTCATTTTAACATTATATATAGTTTTTATATCTTTTGATACACCTTTCATTTGATCTTCTATCTCTATAACTGCTTTTATATCAAAATCAACTTCTGTTGCTAACTCTAAATATCTTTCTGTATCTCCAATTTTAAGTAAATAATCTACTGTATTCATTATAGTTTTATATTTTTTTGTTTTATTATAATATTCTTGTATTGATTTAGAATAACCATAAACATCTTTAGCTTGAAATACTCTAATACCGGGTATTTTTGTTAGTGGATCAGAAGGTCTAATAGGATCATCTATAATACCACCTTTAATTGCTATAGAATTAATAGCATCTTTAACCATTCTACCCACACCACCAGTATAAGAATCATATATATTTTCTAAATATATTGGATTTGCAAAATAGTTATCTGCTCCAGCAATAATTGTTAAATTTTCTGCTAATGCTTTTATAGTTGGATTTGTATACTCTGTTGAGTATTCTGAATTAAGCATATCTTTAGGAGCTGATGGTGGTAATATTGGAGCTTCTCTAAATAAACTGTAGTCAAATAAATTTTCTATATGAGGTCTAAAAAAAGTTGGAATTGGAGAATATCCTTTTGCGTGTTCTTTAGCAAAATCTTTTACATAACTCATAAATTCTTGTTTTTCATTTGTTCTTAAATAATCTAAAACTTTTTCAGTAAGATTAGAAAAAAAAGTACCTACCTCAAATCCTTTTGGAAAAAACCTTCCTTTACCATTTACTTTAAAATAATATTTATTATTTTTAATATAATCTGGAAGTTCTTGATAGTCTTTATCAAGTTCTCCATTTTCATCTAAATTAGAAATATAATTACCTACAGTTGGTACAACTACAGCAAGTCCAATCATAGCAAAAAATTTTTTAGGTCTATCTCTACCTGCTTCATAAGCCTTTACTGCACCATTTATTCTTGCTGTAAAAAATGGAACACCTTTATTCCATTTTCCAGCTACTGTTCCTTGTCTTGTATAGTCAAGTAAATCTTTACTTTCAAAACCAGCTCTTTGTAAAGCATCTCTTTCTGATAAACCTTTTTTCTTCGCTGCTTTATAAACTTTTTCACTCATCATAACTCTAGTTGATATTTCTGAAACATCTGTAAGGTATTTAAATGGTCCTAATGGATTTGTTATTCCAATTTTATATTCATTTCTCATAACACCTTTGTTTAATAAGGTATGAGCATCTTTATCAAACACAGTTCTATCTACTGATCTTAATGTACTAAATGCTGCACCACTTTTTAAATATCTTTTATAGGCTTCTGTTGCTTTTTTTGGGTCTTTGTAGACAACATGAAATATTCCTCTAATTGAATCTACAATAGGAATCCATCCTACTTTAGATAAAAAAGTTGCGTTCATTGTGTCTTTAAAAAAGTTGGGTAAAGCAAAATCTGGAGTTATGATTGCACCTGATCTTAAAAGTCTAGTAGGTGCTGTTAAAAATTTTACTGCTAAATCCATACTTGTACTATCCATAACTCTAAAAGCAGTAACCAAATCTTCACCAACTTCGTAAACTTCATATTTACCAGTTTTTATATTTCTAAAAGAAATAGAGTTAGCATCTGGATAAACAGCTTCTTGTCTAAATATAGCAAGTTCTTGAACTCCTTTATCTGAAAGTTTATCAAGAGTTTCTTTATCAAAGAATTTTTCTAATTCTTTTCTTTGAACTGTAATTGGTTTTAATTCTCCTTTTTTCTTTTTAATCCAATCAAAAGCTAAAGGATCTTTTTTTTGAGCTTGTAAAATTATATTCATAAAATCATTTTTAGTTTTATTAAGCTCTGTCATTCTAACAATGTAATCTGTATTTTTAAGGATGCTTTCTAATGGATCTATAATTTTTGCTTTTGATCCTTTTAATCTTTTAAATGGATTACTTGCTCCTTTAATAAATCCAGATTCTCCGGGTCTAGGTAGTTCTCTAGCCATAGGCATATAGTTTTTATTAATTTCTTTAAATGCGTTAAAAGATTCTTTTGTTATAAGTCCACCATCATAAGCATATTTTAAAACACCATCTTGCAAATAGGTATCTACTTTTTTAGCACCCTGTTCATAAGTAATCATTTTACCTGTGTCTGGGTCTTTAACTTTTTTGTTTGTATATTTTTTTAAAAATATTTCTGCATTTGGAATATCAACACCAGATTCTTTTCCTCTTTTGGCAAGAGTTACTGCGTGTCTGTTTGTTAAATAAGTGCTAAATAAAGCTGTTTCAGTTTTGCTATCTTTTACAAATGGTTTTACAATAGACATAAGAGATGGTCCATTGTCAGCAAGAGTATTAAAATCAAGAGTTCCAAATTCAATAAAATGTGCTGATCTTCCTTGCATACCTTCTTGTAATCTTAATAGTTCGTAGTTATTTAACTTTTCAATTCCTGTTTTAGTTTTAACATTAGCTTCTTTAAGAGCTTCTAGTACAGGATATTTTTTATCTATAGCTTTAATAATAAATTTTCTTTTTGTAGTTTTGGCTGCTTCTTTTATAGATTGTGTTATTTGTTCTTTTGTAATTGGTATTTCTTTTCCTTCAAAAGAAATATTTTCTGCTGCCTTATTTGCAATAGGATCATCAAATCTTGGTTTTGTTGTAACTTGTATTTCTTCTTTTGGTATTTCTATTTTTTTACCATCTTTTATTTCATAAGCTCTAATTGTTACATTATCTGATAATACATCTTCTCTTATTGTTCTGTTTTTTGCTAAATCTAAAGCTACATCTGTAGGTTTTTTTCCATAATCAACAAAAATTTGTTTTGATTTTTTTTGTGCTTTTCCTTTTGGTAATCTAATATTAAATATAGAAAACAATAAAGCAGTAGATGCAAACTCTCCTTTATCTGGTATCTCTTCATTTAATATTAAACCTGTGCCTTGATAACCAGTTATTTGAGCTGCAGTTCTTGATATGTAATTAGAAGCTAAAGTTTTACCACCCGGAATTTTTAACATTGGTAAGGCAAGGGATGCAGAAAATTTCGCACCTTCTTTAACACCTTCCATTAAAGTTTCTTCTAATAATATTTTCATAACATCAGATGGTTTTCCTTCATCTTGATTTTCTAAAACTTTTAATAAAGTTGCTCTAGTTGTCGTGGGTATCATTGCTCCTGTAAATCCAGCACCTAATTTACCCGCTGGTAAACCAACAACAGCACTTCCAGCATAAATAGGAGAATCAAGAGCTAGTGTACCTAATGTTGAAAGAAACTCCTCTGTCCAAGTATAATCTTCTGGCTTTGGCATTTTTAATGCTTCTGGAGTACCTTCACTTTTTGCAGCTCTCTTACTTAAATTCCAAAGATTGCTTCCTAATATTTGTTCAGCTACATAATCTCCATCAAATTCTTTTCCCACCACAGCTTCTTTAATATCTTTTACAGCTTGTTTAACTGGCTTACCCCTATTTAAATTTGATTGATATAGCATCTCATCTTCTGGAATAACTATATCTTGTGCTAAATAATCTTTGGTTATTTTATTAACATAATCTTTAATAACTTTAGTATCTGGTTCAAATTTAAACTCATCAGAAATTTCTTGAGTGGTAAAACCACCTTGTTGAAGTTGTTTAATTTTATCTTGTTTCCATCCTGTAATTTCTTTTTGACTAAAACCACCTTCTTGCAATAGTGTTTGTTGTTCAAGTAAGTTCATATTAATTATCTAAAAAATATTCTTTAAAATCTTTGTTTCT